TTGGCAGTGCAATTACAACGGTTATATATTGGTGGGCTGGTAAGTAATGCCAGCTAAAAGCGCCAAGCAACTTAAACTAATGCGGGCGGTGGCTAATAACCCTAAGTTTGCTAAAAAGGTAAACATTCCACAGTCTGTGGGTGAAGAATATTCTAAGGAGAGCAAGATGTATAATAAGAAAATGATGAACGGTGGTAAAGTCAAGAAAATGATGAAGGGTGGCAAAGTTAAGAAAATGATGGGTGGCGGTATGGCTATGGCTGATAGAGCCGGTACTCGTGCTATGGACCCAAGAATGGCTATGGCTATGGACGCGCGGCGTAGACAAGCTGCTATGGGCGGTATGAAAAAAGGCGGAAGCGTAAAAAATGAACTCGAAGAATTAGGTCGAGTAGACGCTGAAAAAGCTTACACTAAAAAAGGCAAACGTAATTTAAAAAGCGAAAAGAAACGTGTTGTTAACGAAATTAAGAAAAAAAGAATGAAGAAAGGTGGTATGGTTTCTTCTGCTTCTAAACGTGCAGACGGCTGTGTAACTAAAGGTAGAACTCGCGGTCAAATGAGATAAGGAAAAATAAAATGGCTACTCAAAAACAAATAGAAATGGCGGCAGAAGAAAAGCGTATAGCGGAAAAAAAGCGTATAGCGGAAGAAAAGCGTATAGCGGAAAAAAAGCGTATAGCGGAAAAAAAACGTATAGCTAAATTAAACAAAAAGTTTGGTAGCTCTAAAGAAGAAGTACGTAAAGCTAAATTAAACAAAAAGTTTGATACGGGTTCTAGAACAAATGTTAGAGAAGCTAAATTAAACCGAAAGTTTGATAATACAGCAAAAGAAAAACGCATAGCTAAACTAAATCGAAAGTTTGACACTTCCGAAAAAGAAAAACGTTTAACTAAATTAAACAAAAAGTTTGATACAGGTTCTAGAACAAATGTTAGAGAGGCTAAATTAAACCGAAAGTTTGATAATACAGCAGAAGAAAAACGTATGGCTAAATTAGCCCGAAAATTTAATACTTCTGAAAAAGATATGCGTAAAGCTAAAAATGCCAGATTAAACGCAAAGTTTGAAACGTCACCTAAAAAATCTGTATTTAGCAAAATTAAAGAAACTTTAGGATTTGGACCAAAAACTTATGATGGCACTGAATCAAAACCTAGAAGGCGCTCTAAGGGTCCCGGAGGACGAAGAAATTTTGCTGGGGGAATTGGTGAGTCAAACCGTCAGAAATCAATGCGCATGAAAGCTGGAGGTTCTGTTACGAAATGTAAACGTGATGGTATAGCTATACGCGGTAGAACTAAAGGTAAAATGGTGTGATATGAGAGCCTCTCGTGGAATGGGGATTATAAACCCTAAGAAGATGAAAGCCGGTGGTAAGGTTTTTAAGTCTCATATGATGTATGATAAGAAGACGGGCAAAGCAGTTAAAGCTCCGACTATGGCTAAACATCTAGAGCTAAAGAAAAAAGGCTATGGGCACACTAAACCTACTAAAATGAAAGCGGGCGGGAGTGTAAAAGATGCTTGTTATAAAAAGGTAAAGGCTAGTTATAAAGTCTTTCCTAGCGCTTATGCTTCTGGGGCTATTGCTAAATGTAGGAAAAAGAAAGCAGGTAAATAATGGCTGTTCGGAAAACCAAAAAAGGTGCAGCATTAAAACGCTGGTTTAAAGAAGATTGGAAAGACGTAAGAACAGGTAAAGCTTGTGGTAGAAAAAAAGGTGAGACTCGTGGTACGCCTTACTGCAGACCTTCTAAACGTGTTTCTGCTAAAACTCCAAAAACATCTGGGGAGATGACACCTGCACAAAAGAGATCGCGTATAGCCCAAAAGAAAAGACTTGGGCAACCAGCGGGTAAACCCCGTAGAGTAGCAGCACTTAAAAGAAAAGGTAAGAAATAATGACAACGACAAATACACATAATTTTAACCTAGATCTTAACTTGCTAGTAGAAGAAGCGTTTGAGCGTTGCGGTGCAGAACTTAGAACGGGCTATGATTTAAGAACAGCTACTCGTAGTTTGAATTTACTTACTATTGAATGGGCTAACCGAGGTATTAATCTTTGGACTGTAGAACAAGCTACTATTCCTCTTGTTCAAGGCACTGCAACATATGATCTACCTACAACTACTATTGATCTTATTAGTCAGGTTATTAGAACAGGGACAGGAACAACTCAATCGGATATAACTATATCTAGAATATCAAACCCTACTTATGCTTCTATACCTAGTAAGAACGATGCAGGCAGACCTATACAAGTTTATATAGATAGACAGGCAGCGGTTCCCAAAATAACTTTATGGCCTATCCCAAATGACGGAAGTTATACTTTTGTTTATTGGTTTTTAAAAAGAATTGACGATGCAGGCACGGGCGTTAATACCCAGCATATACCCTTTAGGTTTTTACCTTGTATGGTTGCTGGACTTGCTTATTATCTATCACTAAAGATTCCAGAAGCAGGACCTAAGATACAATTTTTAAAACAAGAATACGAAGAGCAGTGGCTACTTGCTTCTACGGAAGACAGAGAAAAAGCTACATTATCTTTAGCACCCAGACAATCATACGTTTAAGGAGAATTAAAATGGCATTAGGACCTATTTTGAAAGTTGCAGATTATATTAATAAGGGCAGGAAATTTGTAAAATCACCAGCAGGAAAAAAAACTATTCAAACAATAAAAGATAAATTTAAGGGGAAACCAAAGTCGCTTACAGAAATAGCAAAAAAAGTTGAAAATAAAGCTAGAAAAGATTCTGCAGAAGCATCAAAAAAATTAAGAGACGCCGAAAGAAAAAAATTAAAAGAGTCTTTAAGTGAAAATAAAAGTAGCGAGGCTACGCCGAAAAGATCTTATGAACAGGGTTTTTCTAAGCCGAAAAGATCTTATAAACAGGGTTTTTCTAAAGGTGGCATTGTAGACAGACAATACCTTAAAGGAAGATAATGAGTAATGCTTTTGCTAGTAAAAAGAATGCGATAGCAGACTGTGATGTTTGTGGGTTTCAATTTAAGCTAACAAAATTAAAAAGCTTAGTTATAAGAACTACAAAAACACAAATACTAGCGTGTCCTGAGTGTTGGAACCCAGATCAACCCCAGAACTTACAGGGTATGTATCCGGTTACTGATCCCCAGGCTATACAGGATCCTAGACCTGATAAGAGTTTTGTTATTGCGGGACCTTACAGCTCAAGAGATATACAATGGGGATGGAACCCTGTAGGGCTTTCAAATCCTTTACAACTAGAAGGACTAGAGAATTATTTATTAGCACAAGGACAAATAGGAACCGTAACGGTTACTACAACTTAGGAGAAAGCAATGAAACAGAATGAAGAAAGAAAACCTAAAATGGTAGATAGTTATACACAACCACAAGATGTACCTGTACCTAATACAGCAGGGTATCCAGAAAAAGATATTAAAACTACTGGTGTAGTAACTCGTGGTAATGGTTGTGCTACTAAAGGCACTATGGCCCGTGGACCTATGGCATAAGGATAAGTAATGAACTATACAGAGTTAGTTGCTGCGATTCAGTCATATACTGAAGACGAATACCCCACTGCAGATATTAATTTATTTATACAGCAGGCAGAGGAGCGTATATTTAATTCAGTTCAAATACCTGACTTACGTAAAAATGTAACGGGAACTATGACAGCGGGAAGTAAATATCTTAATGTTCCTTCTGATTGGTTAGCTACTTTTAGTTTAGCTGTGATTGACACAGATAATAGTTACACCTATCTTCTTAACAAAGATGTAAACTTTATTAGGGAATCGTTTCCTGATACAGACAATACTTTTTGGAAAAAACCAGAGTATTACGCGGTGTTTGATGATACAACTTTTATATTAGGAGCTACACCTGATGCTGCTTACGATAGCGAACTTCATTATTACTACTATCCTCAAAGTATCGTTGTTGCTGGTACTAGCTGGCTTGGGGATAATTTTGATAGTACACTACTATATGGATCGCTTTTGGAAGCGGCTACTTACTTAAAGGCTGACGCAGATACCATTACAAACTATAATAACCGTTATAAAGAAGCTATGGACTTAATTCAGAATTTAGGTGAAGGCAAAAACAGACGAGATGCGTATAGAAGTGGACAAGCGCGTATCCCTGTTAAAGGCAGAAGAGGAGCGGTATAATGTCAGATACACTAAATACATCAGTAGGGACAGTAAAAGTTGTAATAACGCCTCCTACTAAACCGACTAAACCCGAAAAACATTTAGACTAGGAAGTTAATTATGGCAATCTCACAAGCAATGTGTACCTCGTTCAAAGTAGAACTATTAACTGGGACACACAATTTTACAAACGGTGCAGACGTATTTAAGCTCGCACTATTTAGAAACACAGCAGCTATTGTTGGTACTTTTGGTGCAGCAACAACCAATTACTCACAGATGGGCGCAGACGAAGTAGTAGGCACAGGATATACTGCTGGAGGGTTTACTTTAACAAATGTAACTCCTACCTCTACTGGTACTACAGCGTTTACTGACTTTAACCCTAATGCTTCATTCACCGATGCTACAATTACTTCTTCAGGTGCTTTAATTTATAACAGTACAGAAGGTAATAAAGCAGTAGCAGTACTAGACTTTGGTGGAGATAAAGTTTCAACGGCAGGTGATTTCACAGTTATATTCCCAGCTGCTGATGCTACAAATGCAATTGTTCGTATAGCTTAACAGGATTTTATTATGGCTCTTACTTTAAATGATAGAGTAAAACAAGTATCTACAACCACAGGAACGGGTACTATAACATTAGGAATTACTCCTAGTGGGTTCCAATCTTTCACTGACGGTTTGAGTGATGGAGACACAACTTATTATAGTATTGTTAATACTGAGTCAGGAGTAACTGAATGGGAAGTGGGTCTAGGTACATATACTGCATCAGGTACTACACTCTCTAGAGATACTGTATTTACTTCGTCTAACTCAGGCTCTCTTGTAAATTTCGGTGCTGGAGACAAAGATGTTTTTGTAACCTATCCTGCATCTAAATCACTTTTTGAAGCTGCCGATAATTCTATTTCTCTTCCTGGAGCAACTACTTTTGGTAGTACAGTTTTACTTAACCAAGCCCCCACACTTAGCTTACAGGCAGCTACTAAAGATTATGTGGATAACGCGGTTGCTGCGGGTTTAGATATACATACTGCGGTTAGACTAGAAACAACAGTAAATTTTTCTGCTACTTATGATAATGGTACAGCGGGTGTTGGTGCTACTCTTACTAACAACGGTACTCAAGCTGCATTAGTTGTAGATGGAGTTGCGGCAGTAGCTTCTGATAGAGTTTTAGTACAACAACAAAGTAATGCTGCTCAAAACGGTGTTTATGTTGTTACTAATATTGGTTCTGCTTCAACAAACTGGATATTAACGCGATCTACCGATACAGATACTTATGGTTTAAATGATCCTACAAAATTAAGTCAAGGTTCTTACTTCTTTATTACTGAAGGTAATACTAGAGCTGGTCAATCTTTTGTTTGTAACACCGTAGGTGTAATTACTTTTGGTACAACAGACATAACTTTTGTTGAGTTTTTTGCAACACCTGTTTATACCGGAACAGCACCAATTAGTGTAACAGGACAAGTTATATCACTGACTGGAGTTGTTGATACTACAAACGGGGGTACAGGACTAAACTCTTATACAACAGGAGATATAATTTATTCTTCTGCGACAGACACTTTAGCTAAACTTACAGGAAACACAACAACTACTAAAAAATATCTGCAAGAACAAGGTACTGGCAGTGCTGCTAATGCTCCTACTTGGGAACAGGTAGCCGCTGCAGATGTATCAGGACTAGCTACAAGCGCAACAACAGATACTACAGACGCAAGTAATATATCTAGTGGCACATTACCTACAGGACGGCTTGGAGGCTCATATACGGGAGTTACAGGTGTTGGTACACTAACGGCAGGGACTTGGAACGCTACGGCTATTGCCCTTGCTAACGGAGGCACAGGAGCTACTACTGCAAGTGATGCAAGAACTAATTTAGGTTTAGGAACAGCAGCGACAACCGCTAGTACAGATTATGCAACAGCAGCTCAAGGTACACTAGCAGACTCTGCACTTCAGTCTTCAGATATTGGTACAAACGTACAAGCTTATAATGCTAATCTTGATCCGCTGGCTACTAATGGTTCAGGGACAGGAGTAAACCAATATGTTGCTAGACCTGCGGGTTCAGCTATTGCTATCGGAAGTACCTTTACTGTTACCGAAACGGGTGGTGTATTGTTTTTCTCTGTCAGTGGAGTTAATAAAGCAAAACTAGATTCAAGTGGAAATTTAACAGTTGCTGGTGATGTAACAGCCTTTGGAAGTGTGTAATGTTAGGTAACACTGCGTTTGCACAAGCACCTATATCAGATTTAGGTAGCGTCAGTTTAGGTGTTAACGTAGCCGTAACAGGAGTATCAGCCAGTGCACTTATTAATAGTGTAGCTGTAGATGCAGAAGCTAATGCATCTGTAACAGGAGTTTTAGGAACTACAGGATTAGGGGTTGTATCTATTGACGCGGAGGCTAATGTTACTTTAACTGGCGTTAGTGGTACAGGTGAACTAACTAGCGCACTAGTTTGGGGTAATGTTCCCACTTCACAAGACCCTAACTGGCAAGTCATAGCCGCATAGGTATAATAGAAAATAAAACAAGAGATTAAACAATGACTACATACTCAAATTTAGGTATAGCACTTATAGGAACCGGCGAAGAATCGGGTACGTGGGGAACTGTAACTAATAGTAATCTACAATTTGCTCTTCAAGAACCCATTGCTAATAGCGTAGATGTGGCCGTGACTGGCGGAGGTGTTACAGACACAATGGCATGGAACGCTTCTTCTAATGCTTCTCAACCAGCAAGATTTTTACGCTTAAAGTTAACGGGTTCTGGTGGGGGTTCAGGAAACTTAGTTGTTCCTACACTTAGCGAAGGTAAAAATTATATTGTAGATAATACTTCGAATAGTACTATTACAGTAAAAACAGCTTCAGGTACTGGGGTAGCGATAGATGCAGGCGATTCAAGAACTGTTTATCAAGATGGAACAAATGTTGTTTTAGTTGAAAGATATACGGGCACAGTTACTTTTTCTACTGTTAATGCAGGTGCTTTAGATGTTTCAGGTAGTGTTACAGGTGCTGGGTTTACTGCTAGATTTGCAGCTCCAGGACCTATCGGTAACGTAACGCCAAGTACTGGTTTTTTTAGTTCATTAAGTGCTACAGGTAATATTACTTTAGGAGATGATTCAGGTGATCTAGTTACTTTTAATTCAGGTACAGCTGCAATCCCTAATAACTTAATTCTTGATGGTACAGGTTCGTTAACATTGCCTAAAGGCACAGTGGCTCAAAGACCTACGCCGGTAGCAGGAATGATACGTTACAATACAGATAATAATACACTTGAGGTGTATACGGGTAGTGCTTGGGTAGCAGCTTTAGATGGTGGTGATATAGGGTCAACAGTTCAAGCTTATAGTGCTGAACTTGATGATCTTTCTACTAACGGCTCTGGAACCGGTGCAAGTCAGTTTGTACAACGAGATGCTTCAGCTAAAATCCCTATCGGTTCTACTTGGTCTGTTAGTGAATCAGGAGGAGAACTATTCTTTTCTGTAAG